GGGGTGGCATGTTGATAATCAACCGCTTCAACTCACCTCGTGCCACACGTTCAAAGGCATTCGCCATATCTTTGTGGTGCCTGCCAGAAATAAAGCTAGGCCACATGAGTTTGGTAAAGCTCAGGAAGTCATCCTTGGCGTTCTTTTTGTTCTCAGCATCTTCAAGCTCAGACAATAGGTCTAACAGCTCTGCCTGTTGCTCTACAGGAAGCTGGGATATCTTATCCTTCATAGCAGCAAGTTTCTGCATGCTTTCTCCTCTTATGTGGCAGACAGACAAGTTTGGTGGGGAATGCCTGCCTGCCTGAGATAGATCAGGGAGAGTCTCTATCCCATGCCGATGATATCAGTCTTACGCGCGCGCGTATATATAATATATATATAATAATATATATCGGTAGACTACCGATATAGATATATCGTCTACCGTAACGTCTACCGATATAGGGACGTAGCAGTGACAGAAAGTTCTATTGAACTAAATCGCTGATTTATGATACCTTGGCAAGGAGAGGACAACACATGGAAATGTATATCGATATCGCTATTGGTCTTATCATCGCCGTTGGTGGGTGGTGGTGTAAGAGTCAGCATGAAGAGTTGAAGCGTGTCACAGTCCTTTTGAATCGTACTCGTGAGGAAATCGCCAAAGAGTATGTCTCTGTAACCCGCCAGCAATCTGATATGGATCGCGTTATTGATCGACTAGATCGTCTAGAAGGAAAGCTGGATAGACTCATAGAAAGATAGGATGGCTATCTTAGAATCTATTGCTGCTGCTAACGCTGCATACTCCGTGATTCGCACGGCACTATCCAACGGAAAGGAAACCGCTGGACTCATAGGGGCTGTGGGTAAGTTCCTTGGTGCCGAAGAAGACGTAAAAGATGCCATCAACAGAAAGAAAAACAGTCCATTCACTGCAATAGCAGGTGGAGAACAAGGGGACTGGGAAGAGTTTCAGGCACTTGAAGACCTACGTGCCAAGAGACAAGAGCTTGAATCCTACTGCAGACTCTACGCACCACCGGGAACATGGGACAGATGGCAGCAATGGCAAGCAGAAGCACGTAAACAACGTCAGGCAGCCAAGAAAGCAGCAGAAAAAGCCAGAGAAGAACGTATGGAAGCCCTAGCAACCGCAGCAGGAATAGGAATGGCAGTTATTGTCGTTGGTCTCTTCATATATTACCTTGGTGTCTACCTAAAACGATGGTGACGTGGTCTACAGGAACGAACAAGGTAAGTGGGTCGGCACCCTTCCTGACGGCACTATAGCCATAATCTGTAGTAACAGACGTATTGTAGTCCAATATCTAAAACAGCTCGCTAAGTAAGTACGCTAGTGACCTACGTCTGCAGTCGATATAGCGAGCATAGACCAGTAGTTATAATACCCGAAAAGTTATTTCATAACATTATGTATATAATTCAATGGGTTAAGGATTTTTAAGACCCCTTTTTTAGCATCGATTTCGTACCCTAAGTATTTTTTCCTAAAACTTTGCACTTTATAGGGGGGGTATAGGATTCCTAGCGGTATGGTATTGTTTGTGTGGAACATCATGTATACGAGCGCGTGGGTACGTGCGTCGAACAGGGGGGGTGGGGGTAGGTGGGGTGTCGCGTTCCGTCCAGATTGCGAGGGGCGACCCGATTTAACATAATACTTATTATCGGATGCCCCAACACATGGTGGAAAAGTGCAGTTGAACTTTATCCCAACAGGCGATCCAGCTTGGCTTGCAGCTCTCGCTTGATTGCATCAGCGTCACGCTCTGTCTTGTCCTCTGTCTCGACCTTGTCGGTGAACAGTGCAACGCTCTTGCCCAGTAGCTCCAACGCCCTGACCCGCGCACCATCAGAGTTCTCTGTGTTCATGGCCTCTTCTGTTAGCTGTTTCAAAACGAAATCACTTCGAGAGAGGCTCTGCATGCGCCGCTGCTGTTCTCTTTCATGATGTAGCTGATCTAATCTTGCTGCGATCTTGGGGTTGTTGACTAGCTCATGAGCCTGTCGATGTATCGTTGCTGCCTTCATGTTTTCTGCATCATAAGCCTCCCGATACGCATCACTAAACGACATGCCCGAAAACACTGCCATGCAGAACCCTTCTTGCTTCTCTGTGAGGCCATTGGAAAGAACTGGATTAGCACCTCTCTTAGTGCCTGTGATCTTCTTACCTGTACTACTCACTACCTTGAGCTTTGGCTTACTCTTACCTGTATCTGTGTTACTTGGCATATTGACCTCGACGCTGCGCTTGGCTTTCGTGGTTTTTCACATTCGGGTTTTGGAATTTAACATAATACTGAGCCTCTGTAGCTTGCATCATGACCCCCTGCGAATCACCCCTGATTTGGCACCTGATCTGAGGCCAAGCGATCCCCCAGAAAAGTGCAATTGAACTAATCCACAGTCTACACCCTAAACTTTTTTTTGTCACGATATCCCTTGTTTTATTGGGATTAGTGCAATGATAGAGGAATATAAGGGAACATAAGGGTTGACTAGGGAATGAACACCCCTTAGATAAGTGTGTGTCGGACGGGCTGACGCGGCCTCTTTTGCCCCCTCGCCCTAACCCCGAACGCCGCCACCTCTCAGCGGAATTGTCATAAAGCCTCGCAAGGGCAGTAGAGAGAGCTTCGTTCCTAGCGGACGGATGATCGGGCAACACGCCGACAATCATCTTTCCCCAGAAAGAGCGGGCTTCCCACCAAACGGGGCGCACCACTGATGTTCAGTTAGTCGTCGTTAGACGCGGCTTGGTATCGGACTTGACGCTGTCAGTCAGCATCACCTTCCACAAGTGATGTCCGCTGAGGTTTTCCAGAGTGATCAAGGTAGAGAAAGACAGAGGTGGTTGGAGTGAGACAATTCGAGAGCGGCAGCTTCTGGTTGCCGTTGTCATGGTTTCATTCAGAGGAGTTCCTAATGACCCATTTCAATAACGCCGTTGCTTCCTATCGCATGCATATCCGCTGCAAAGCAGATCGCAGTGATTATGAGGCTGAGAGCTACTACCAGTTGGCGCGTCACTTCGCCGATGTTTACGCTCAGGAAACTGGCACTACCCGCTACGCCGTGATGATGGACGTGATCGATCATCACATTGCAAACCCCATCTTTTCTTAATCAAGGAGAACCATCATGGCTTCAATCAATACCGTCTTCCGCTCAATCACCCGCGTTGGCATCACTGTCGAAATCATCTTGGATGGTGATGGCGGTCAGCATGTCCTGAGCATCCGCTCTGATAGCGACACTGCTTTCCAGTGGACATATCAATACGCAAATCCCCAAGGTGAGAGTTGGCGTTACCGTGCCGACGAATACCTTCACAATGAAGCCGTTCACGGCCCCTTCGATGATGGTGACCTCTTCCACGTCACCGCGATGATCATGGCGGTCAAAGAGAACGGCAAGCATTTCGCCGCAAATGTCATTGCCGCGCACCCTGACGCTGCGTGATCCCAAAAGTGTGGCCCTGCGGGGCCGCATCATTGGTATCATGAAAAGGAGATTGCTATGCAATACCACGTCATCAAGAAACGCATGTCCCCCCACGTTCGTGCGATGCTCAACAGCCCAGAGGGTAGTTGGGAAAGTCACCCCCAAGCTCGTGCCTATGCTGACCTGAACTTTCTGCTTGGCAAGGAAGCGAAAGACCTTGAGCTTGCTGCGCTGCATGCCCTGATCCACCGCACCTATGGACACAAGACCTCATACGAGATCGAACTGGAAGAGGGTGGCGATGGTGCCGAACAGATCAAGGAAAACCTTGAGAAGATTTACGTGTTCGAGAACGCGCCCTACCCCACTGAGCTAAACCAGATCGCTTGTCGTCATGGCGGCGGTAGCAGCCTGTCAGTGGGTGATCTGGTGTTTGTCGATGCACCCAAGCCCATGATCTTCATGTGTGCTTCTGTTGGCTACGTTCAGTTGTCCAACAAATTTGTCGATGCCTTCAAGGATATCGGCCCTGCAATCATTGTTGGCGAACACTGCGTCAACGACACTTGGGCTGCGTAAGCCCCTTCACTGTGGCCCTGTCGGGCCGCACCTTCCCAGTAACAGTCAGCCAGAAAAGGATGAACAGATGACTGCTAAAGAATTTATGGTTTCAGATGCTTCGATCAATGTTGTTTACAAAGCGGAGCAAAACATTGCTGACCTCAAGGGTCAGAACCGCGACAACAACGAGGCGGCTAACGCCCACAAGATGGGTGCCTACGGCGAGGTGATCGCCTCTATCGCCCACGTCAAACTGGTCAAGGGCAACCTACCTCGTGCCGTGTCAAAGAAGCTGCGTTCTGCGCTGCTTGAAGAGGCGGGTCTGAAAGAGGCCACCGTCAAGCGGTACGTCGAGAACTCTGTCGGTGCCGTGCGTTTGATCAAGGATCAGATCGGCGACATCCCAAGCCAGTACACTGCGGACGCTATCGTTCGTGATCTGGCTGCGATGGAGATCGACAGTGAGAACAAACTTGCCAAGATGGTCAAGGGTGAGACTGCCAAGTCGAAAGCCCAACGCCTTGCAGAGCAAGTTGTCGGCAAGTTCTCTACCAAGAAGGATGAGAACGGCAAGCAGGTTCAAGGCGATGTCTTCAAGGATGGCCTTGATGATGACGAGCTTGACGAGTTCCAGAACGTCATGCGTGAGTTGATGGCTGCGCGGAAAGCGTACCGTGACACTGAGGCGGCTAAGGCCGCTGCCGCTGAGGCTGAGAACGAGAACGACACTGTCGATGCTGCAGTGGTTGCGATGCTCGACGAGCTTGGCGTTGCGTCTTAATGAGTTTTGTTGGTGGCCCCTCGCGGGGCCGCTGCGCAAAGTTCATTTGAACTTTTTATGGAGTGAAGAATGTATATCAAAGTTGATCAGATAGAGGCGCGGGGCAAGTTCTACTCGCGGTACGAGTTCGAAACCTTTGAAGACCTTGAGCAATATTTCGTCAAAGAAATCCTTGGCACCAAGGGCATACGGTCAAAGGTTATCGGGAAAGTGTTAATATGGGGAAAGGATGAGCAATGACCACATACACATACCACACTGACGACAGTCATGGTTGGCTAGAAGTGCCGTACCGTGACTTGCTTAACGCAGGGCTGCACATGTCTCAGGTTAGCGGTTTCAGCTACGCTCAGGTCACTGACCAGTACGTGCCGACACTGTACCTTGAAGAAGACTGCGACATGCCCCTCTTCCTCAATGCCTTACAGGCAAAGGGTGAGAGCTTTGAACTGGTCGAACAGCATCACGATGGCGATGCAATGTTTATCCGCAAACTTGGGAGAGTATGATGGAACGTGAAGAAATCTTACAAGAACTTGGCGCGATGCGCCTTTGGAATGACTTTGCAATGTCCCTGCTTGGTCAGTATGTCCGCAAGGGTGACCTGTCGGAGAAGCAGTGGGACGCAGCGGAGCGCACGATCATGAAGGTTAAGCGCAAAGCTGAACGCCGTGAAACATTGACGCGGGATGTCGATGTCTCGCGGATCAAGACCTTACTCGAAACAGCCAAGGTCAAGAAGCCTGTCTTCCGCGCAGCGGAGTTGGCCTTCTCATTGGCCCCCATGAATGGACGCAACGGTGGTGCCGTGTACGTCAAGCGTGGGCCTGACTATCAGGGCAAGATCATGGACGGTAAGTTCATGCCTGTGGGTGCCTGTCACACGGCTACAGCGGACGCTGTAGTGCGGGTAGCGTCTGACCCAAGGGGTGAGGCCGTGCAGCACGGTAAGGTCACTGGACGCTGCTCATGCTGCGGACGTGAGTTGACTGACCCTGTGTCGATTGAGATGGGCATTGGCCCGATCTGCGCAAGCAACTGGGGGTTATGATGATTTACATGGTGGAAGTGAAGGTCGAGACGATACGTCATGTGACGGTAGATGCAGCGACGATTGATGAGGCCGAACAGCTTGGTCTGCAAGAGGCCAAGGCATTGGTCGGTGGCATCGACGGTACAGTCCTTGAGGTTTACAGTGACCCAAGGCAATTGATCGGAGAGGAAAATGCAGACTGATCTAGAAGAATACATCAAACAATCAAACGAGCGACTGATCGAACAGTACGCCGACTACAGCATGGACAAGCTCAAGGACGAGCTTGCCAAGGCACGAGACAAACACGATAGGGCGGTGCGAAATTACCAACGTCACTATCTGAAGTCTGACAAGATCCACATTGAGGATGCCTCAGTGCGGATAGAGAACCTAAAATTTGTGATCAAACATAGAAGTGGAGAACAATCATGAAGCTATCACAAGCACAATCAATCACTGAGGCAGCTATCGACTTTGCCTTCAAACTAAAGCAGGGCCGTGATGCTCAGTACGTTGTGCCATACCTTGTGTCTGGTGCGGGTATCGGTAAGACCACCACGGTCAAGGATATCGCCGCTCGTCGCAAGATCGGCTGCGAGATACTGTCACTGGCACAGTACGATGCGGGTGAGCTTGGCGGTTGGCCTGTCCCTTCACCAGACGGTGAGACAATGGTTCGTATGCGTCCTGACTGGATGCCAACTGAGGGTGAGGGCATCCTGTTCCTCGACGAGCTTCCTCAAGCACCAGTGTCCAACCAGAACATCGCGGCACAGATCGTCAACGAACGCCGCGTTGGGCCGCACCACTTGCCTGATGGTTGGGTGATCGTGGCAGCGGGTAACCGCATGTCTGATCGTGCGGGTACAAACAACATGCCATCGCACCTCAAGGATCGTCTGATGTTCTTGGAGATCGAGGCCGATCTGGAAGACACAATCGCCTACTACTACAGCAAGCGTATCGATGAGCGCATCTGTGCGTTCTTGCGGTTCCGCCCTGAGTGGTTGCACAAGTTTGATCGTGATGCGAACGCATGCCCATCGCCTCGTTCATGGGAGCGTGTGGGTTCGATCATGTCATGGGGTCTTGATCCTGTGAACCAACTTGAGGCCATCGCGGGTCAGGTTGGTCGGGCTGCGACTGCCGACTTTACTGGCTTCCTCAAGATGTACGAGAGTGTGCCAGACATCGATGGTCTGATCGCCAATCCTAACAGCGCGGACATTCCCAATGACCCCGCTATCTTGTACGCCGTGTGTGCTGCTATCGCATCGCGTGTCAACGACAAGAACATTGGCAACGTGGTCAAGTACCTTGAGCGTTTGCCTCAGCAAGAGTTCGCTGCGTTCGTCATCAAGGATGCGATCAACCGCAACAAAGAACTGAAGCAGTCACAAGTGATCCGCGATTGGATCATGAAGACAGGCAAGAACCTGATCCTTTAAAATCAATGGCTTACGCGGATAGTTGATGGCCTTCAACTATCCATGTATTTAGTTCTATTGAACTTTTTGGAGAGAGATATGCACGTATTTACTTGTCCGTATTGCCGCACGAGAAACAAGGTGGGCCACTTGGAGTGGTCTGCCCTGACTTGTATCAACGAAGATTGTGGGCGTGACATTTACTTGGACGTTGAGATTACATTGAACCAAGCCTTTGAGGCGGTGTTCAACAAAGAGAATACCATAGAGAAAGTGATAGAGGAGATATCCTGATGGATGCACAAATGAAAGTATCACGAGCGATCACACGGCTCGTTGTAAAGCACCCATTCTTTGGGTCGCTTGCCTTGTCCCTGCGCGTCGAGGCAGACGCGGATGTCAGCACCATGTGTACTGATGGCAAGTTCATCAAGTGGAACCCTGAGTTCGTTGACACGATGGATCAGGAAGAGACTGTCGGTGTAATGGCCCACGAGGTTTGCCACGTTACATTCAAGCACATGCTGCGCCGTGGTGAGCGTGACGCTGATCGTTGGAATGTTGCATGCGACTATGCAATCAATGAAATCCTGATCGAAAGCGGGTTCATACTGCCAGAGGGTGGCCTACTGGATGAGCAGTACTACGGTATGACTGCCGAACAAATCTATGACCGCCTACCAGAAGACGCAGGTCAGGGTCGTGGCAGAGGTTTCGGTGAGGTTGTCGATACGTCTGACGAGAACGGCAAGCCCCTGTCCCCTGCCGAACAGAAGCAGATGGAAGCCGACATCGATAGCAAAGTCATGATGGCGGCAGCGGGTGCCAAGTCAGTTGGTAATCTGCCATCCAAGATCAAGCAGTTGATCGAAGAGATGAAGCGCAGCCAAGTCGATTGGCGTGACGTGATGCGTAGGTTTGTCGGTGGCGATCAGCCAGATGACTACAGCATGCGCAAGCCTCAGCGTAAGATGTACCACATGAACGGCATAGTGGCCCCCTCAGTGCAGAAGATCGGTGCGGGTGATGTTGTGGTCGGTATCGATACGAGCGGCTCTGTGTCGGGCCGTGAGCTATCGTTCTTCCTTGGTGAGTTGAATGCGATCAGCCAAGACATCAAGCCACAGTCTGTGACGATCATCACATGCGATGCAGAAATCCAAACCGTGCGCCGTTACGAGCAGGGCGAGGAGATCGAAAAGATTGAGGTCGGTGGTCGTGGTGGCACACTGGTATCGCCTGTGTTCCAGTACATCGAAGACAACAGTCTGAATGTGGACAACATGGTCTACCTGTCAGACATGTGCGTCAACGACTACCCAGAGGAACCACCCTACCCAACACTGTGGGTGTCCTCATGGAACCAAGCATCCCCTGCACCGTGGGGGCAGACAACGTACATCCAGACATAGGAGTAAGCGATGAGAGAGGATGAGATCGATGCTCTGCTAGATGTAATGGGCATTGATCTTAGCCCATTCAATTCTCACGCAGAGTTCGCCAAGCCAAAGGTCGATGAGTACCTTGGCGATGGAGATATAGAAATGCCAATAAAAGGAGAGGTAGCCGTGAACCCAACCAAAGCATATGGCGTGGATTACATGAAAGTAAAACGCGCGCGTAAAGCATCAGGATACACGCAGAAAAAAGTTGCCGCGATCATTGGTGTGCATGCCTCAACTTACTGCCAGTTTGAGAGAGGCAATGCAGGTATCATGAAAGAACAGCTTGAGAAAATATCTATGCTGTTTGGATTAGACTACGAAGACTGCTTCTACGAAAGGAAGACCTATGCGGGTAGCAAGAAGCATCAGACTATTGCGGCGAACAAAGCAGTGCTTCCAGTGAATGCGCCTGTTCGCAACAAGGCACAGTTGAAGCTAAGTCCTCAAGCAAAGAGAGACATCATGCTTCATGCAGATGGTCTGCGTCAGGGTCTGGCTTACATGGTGGGTAGAGAGAATGTCGAGGCCGTGTTGGCTCTTTGCCGATCAATAATACAGTGTGAAAATGATGCGAAGAGTTGACCCTTGGCCCCGCGATTTGCGGGGTTTTCTTTTAGCCATGTTTCAGTACGATATTGTGTGGAAGCCTAGCGGAGATGAGGAGCCACCATTTTGAGGGAGTACCAATGAACATACAGGAATTAAAAGCCCTACTGCAATTAGGGATACCATACGAGCAAGCATACGCACAGTGTTGGGGTGACCTTGTGCGCAGCGAAAACCATAAAACAAACCCCATGTTTCGTGACCCAGTACAAGCGCAGAAGAACGCAAAGAAAGCGGGTCGTCCCAGATATGGGGAGACAGTGGAAGAGGCCAGAAAGAGAAGAGGATTTTTATGATGGAATACTTCTTTGCTCTCTACATAGAGTACACAATGCAAGGCAGGGATGTCGAAACTTTCCTTATAATGCCAAGCCACGAGGCTTGCCAGATAGCCATCCGCGATAACGAAGATATGTACCAATACTTTGGCGCAGATGGTGACGTAAACATGTGGTGCCTAGAGACAGGTGTCATGTCCCAATCAATCAAACCAGTACTGAGGCCAGACAATGGGTGATGAAGCACTTAACAAAGAACAACAGGCTACCCTCAGATTTCTCAAGAATGAGGTAAGCAAGTACGAAGAAGAAGCTAATCGCAAGAACTTCCATCCGAACATCCAACACGATCTGTGGAGAGCTAGGATGGAGCTAAAGAAATACACCGCTGAACTGCGTGATCAGGGTGTTAACATATAAAAGTTCAATAGAACTAAAGGAGTGGAACAATGAAATCAACTAATCCATATCGTAACAATTACGAAGCAATCCGCTATATGTCAAAAATGATTGACGGATACTTTGAAGGTTATGGCTTCACTAATCAGAGCAAGAAAGACCTTGCGCAGAACCCCGATCAATTTGCTTGGAAGTCACACGACTATCCGCATGTGCCAGAAGCATTCAAGTATCTTCCACAAGAAGACATCGGTACAGCGGCTAGGTATGGCCATCAACTGTTCAAGCGAGTACGAGAGTTGCGTAGGATCAATCGTGAGGTGGACACACCCAAGACCACCATACAAAAATCCAAGGAAGCATCGCAGCTTAACGCATTAACATCCCTTAACTCTGCATTCCCATCCATCAGTTGGGAAGTTGAACCTTTTATGCGGGGAGACATCAGTGCCGAACGCATTCGAGGTGTATGGGGTGTCAACTACAGGGTCGGTGTCCCTGTCACTTGGAACAGGAAGGTATACGACAACGGTATTGCTGAGGTCAAAGCGGGTGATGGCATGCGCTTTGTTCTGGATGCGAAGGAACGCAAGCTCGAACGTCTTAATGATATCGGCATACGTGCTTTCTCTGCCGCCGTACTCAAAGTCAAGAACAAGGAAGCTGAGATTGAGAACGCTTGGGTCATGTCATACGAGACATCTGATGACCCTGTTCTGGCAGTGCAGACTGAGTTCAACAAGTGCGAGAGCTTGATGCGTAGACGTATCAAAGATACGGTCACCAAAGAGCTACTTGATTTCTAAAGAAGGGGCGGCTCTCACCGCCCCCCCCAGTGTATGAAGCATTACCCTTCAACCTTAAGAAGGTACAACCATCGTAACACGAGGTGCCATTTGAACAAAGAACTAAACGCTGATGAGATACTAGAACTTATACTGAGGCTACCAACATCAGCAAATAGAGAGCAGGTATGCGACTTGATTGTGAACGTGATCATGGCGTATGGTATGAAAGAAGACTTTCCAATCATGGCCTTGATCGTCACCCAAATACTTGAGCAGATCGATGATCATGAGGGCATGACAATACATTAGTTCGTTAACATTTCGCTCGTGTTTGCCTCGCGGACTAATGTAAACTGGCAGGGATTGAGTGTACTGCTCGACGCTCTCCCTGCTTTTTTTATAAAAAAGGGCCACCCGAAGGTGACCCAGTGTCATAGAGTGGAGAGGACGTGCTACATATGGGTGTAGAACAATATCCTGACACAAGAACTAGCATGCACTTTTGCATACGTCAAACCGATTCAAACAACTTGTCGGTTAAGTTGCCTATAAGTCGCAGTGTTTCTCGTGCGTTAAGGTCTACTACAGCCACCTCTCTGCCATCCACAAAGACATGAACAGCGGGGCCATCTTGGCCCTGCCGTACAATTAAGAACTGCTTAGAGGGGCCAGTCGTCATCATCTACCTCAGAGTATGGCACTGGTGCATCAAGTATCGGATCAGGTACATGCTTCCTGTACGTTGATGTAGGGACATCGAACTCAAGTTCTGTGTCACCCTGCTTGCCAACCCATGAGAAGCGGCACTTCCAGATATGAATTTCAGAAACCCTAGAGTGTGCCGGATCAGGTCTGTGGACTGTTAGACCTACGTCAGCTTTCGCAAACCAAGCTGCACTACCGGATATGTCGTAGCCTTTTGGAGCGGGAACTTTTCCTGACTGATCTCGCATCATCTTTGTCGGATGGGCTACGAACCAAAGGTGTATGCCGTGTGCCTGAGCAAAGACACGCAGCCGTGTAAGCATGTCAGATATCCATTCGGTTTCACTGACGTTGGCATCCCTCTGGATGTAGTTGTATGGGTCTACGATTGCACCGCGTACACCGTGCCGCATCACTGCAACCTTCAAGCGTTCGATGATGCTATCGACTGAAGACATCGAACCGTCTGCCTGATACAGAAAAGAAAAGTGCGATTGAACAAATTCCTTTCCCTTGCGCAGCTCGTCTGGCGTTATCCGATCCATTGCACCTTCAAAGAAAGGCTTGCGGATATACTTGCTGATGAGCTTGGCAATATGAAGACGCGGCTCGTTCTCGAAAGAACAGATCGCAAACTTCCAACGCTTCTCTTGTGCCATGTTCACCATGATCTGATCTATGAACTCAGACTTACCAGATGATGGGTGACCAGTGACCACAGTAAGCTGACCAGTGACAACGGTATACAAGTCATCGACATTGTCGTAGCCAGTACTCTCGCCACGCCCCATGCCCTTCTCGTAGATGTCATCGATCTGATCATAGAAATGTTCTGCATCGTATAGACCTGCGACAGGCCACGGCTTGGCACCAACAACGACATCATCAACCTTGTCTTTGCCATGCTTCAGAAGGACATCGTTGCAATCCTTGCAGTCCTCTGGGTACTCAATCTTGAAGCAGCGATCCTTTCCGATACGACGAGCGATCTCTTCCGCTGTTGCTTGACCCGCAGGGTCTGCATCCATAGCGATGATGATACGACTAGCGGCATCGATCTTCTTCTTTGCTGCCCATAAGAACTTGAATTTATTATCTTCTTTCGGATCGATGTTACCATCGACAACTTTCATGACCGCGCCATTTGGTATTGATACAACGCTTTCGTAACCTGTCTCCATGAATGCAAGCGCATCCATTTCACCCTCGCAAATGATGAGATCATCATCACGCTGCACGTTCTTCAGATTGAATAAACTCTGTGGTGCGCCATTGCAAATGAACGCCTTGCTATCGATTGATCGTATCTTCTGGGCGTACTCTTGACCCTCATGATTTTGATATGGGAATACGATGCTTGGTGTCTCATGGCCTATCGATTGGAACCATGTGACGGATGACTGAAGGTTTGCTTTCTCTGCTGTTTCTGCACTGATGCCACGGCTATTCAGCCATGCCAGTGCCGCCTCAGTAAGTGAGGTCTTATCTATCTTTTTGGCTACGGACATTGTTTCCACTCTGTTTATTTTTTCTACTCGCTCTGCCAACGGAACAATCCCCTGCTGATCACAGTGCCAACACTGAAACAGTATCTTGTCTTGTTCTATTTTTAGAGAGAGCGTTCTATCGGTTTTGTTTTTGCGGCTTGGACTACAGCTTGGGCATTTTATTTTATGTTGACCTTGCCCTAATCTGTACGCCTCGCCACGAACTTGTTGTTCGATTTGCACGGCTATCTCCTACTCTGATTTGCCCATCATAGCGAAGACGGATACGAGTAGTCAACTTGCCAAATTTTTCCCGCCTAATATATAATATATATACTTAGTCTACCGATATATAATATCGTCTACCGAACGTCTTCCGATATAAGATAGTCTGGTATTTTTTTTATATCACACGAACGAACACGAATAACCGAACGTGGATTTTCTTTATCCAGACCCCAGTAAATAAACTTCTGCTTCACCTGCCTGTCGTTCTTATAGACACGGCACTGCATGCAATCTAGGATCAAACTCTCATCCAGATCGGGGCGGCGTGATGCGTAATAGATCATCATCTCAACGACAACATCCTCAGTCGTTGGCACTTCCAAGACAGGGCATTGCTGCTCAAAGGTTTTCACGTAGTCCCTAGCCTTCTGGGATTTGATGAGGGCAGGTCGGCCCTTTATCAGCACCATCTTACGTGAGTTCGCCTTGGATGCGGGTTCACCATGCACCGTAAATGTAACGTCAAAGTCTCCCATATCTTCCCCTAAATATTCCTATTTGACTTTATGTTCCTGTTGTGATTTAACTACAGACCAGTGGAGAAAACAATGAAAATAACGAACAAGCATAACTTACCAGATGCTTTCTTAAACTTTGCGCGGGACGACAAGTACTCGAAGGGCAAAGCGGATATCAGCGTCACCAGTCTTATCGACTCACCGCGAGTGCGGCTGATGAAAGACCTGTATTCAAGCGAAGCAGAGACAGACGTGGTCGATATGATCTGGCCCCTGTTTGGTACGGCAGTACACCATATCCTTGAGAGTGCCGATGATCCTGCGAACGTGCAGGTAGAAGAACGCCTGTACGCAGACGTGGCAGGTTGGACTTTGTCTGGTGCGCTAGACCACCAAGAGGTTTTACCTGATGGCACCGTGCAGATCACGGACTACAAGGTCACGTCTGCTTGGTCTGTAATCCTTGGCAAGAAGGAATGGGAGCGTCAGCAAAACTGCTACGCTTGGTTAGTTGAGAACTCTTTAGCAGGTGCCAACCGCCAGAACAAAGTGAGCAAGTTGCGCATCTGTGCCATCCTCAGAGATTGGCAACGCCGCAAGGCACAGTTCGATAGCGAGTACCCACAGTCACCAGTTGTGATTGTTGACCTTCCCCTGTGGAGTGCAGAGGAGCGTGAGGATTATATCTACGAGCGTATCGATGCGCATCAATCAGCACAGATGGACTACGATCTCTATGATCAGTTCATTCTTTGCTCGAAAGAAGATCAGTGGGCAAAGCCAGATCAGTATGCCGTGAAAGAAGCGGGGAAGAAGAGAGCATTGAAGCTGTGGGATACAGCGGAGCAAGCTCAAGAGCATGTCGATAGCAGCGATAAGAAGCTAGAGATTGAGTATCGTCAGGGCGAGAAGACCCGATGCGAAGGTAACTACTGCGGAGTGGCAGAGTTTTGTGAACAATACAATGGATGGAGAAAGTAATGTCCGTATGGGAAACACTATCTAAGATCGATGTAAACGATCACACGGAAAAGAAGAATGGCCTAACGTATCTATCGTGGGCATGGGCTTGGGGCGTTCTGAAGAACCACTACCCTGAAGCTGTATTCAAGAAACATATACAGCCTAACGGAATGCCATACATCAAAGATGAAAATGGGTATGCATACGTTGAGGTCACAGTTCTTGTCGAAGGAATTAGTGCAACTGAACTTTTTCCTGTTCTTGATTACCGCAACAAGGCGATCCAGAACCCAGATGCATTCGCAATCAACACCGCATTTCAGCGTGGACTAGCCAAGGCAATCAGCTACCACGGACTAGGTCACTACATCTATGCAGGTGAAGACCTGCCTCAGAGCGACGGAGAGGGGCGGCAGAGTGAGGTAAAGGAAAAACCTAAGCCCACCCCCACGAATAAGGAAAAGGATACTGAGCCGCCGAACGAGAAGCCTCTTGGCTACATGGTCAACTCAGGTGCCTATAAGCCAGAGGATCGTGAGCCTCGTGCTGTCTATGATTGGGACAGTTGGGCAGATGTTGCATGTGCTTGGGTGGATGCGATCAGGTCAATGGACACATTGAAGAAGTTCTACAACGCGAACAAGGAACTGTTCGAGTTAGCCAAAGAGCAGAACAGTACAGCCCATCAATCGGTGGCTGACAAAATCAAATCTAAGAAAGAAGAGTTATCAAAGGAGAAGAAGTAATGGCTCAATATCCCGCATCAGGCATCCTGTTTCAGAACGACAGGAAGCAGAACGAACGTCAGCCAGACTACACTGGCAACCTTGAAGTAGATCGTGAGGTAGTGACTGACTTATGGAATCAAATGCAAGAAGGGGTGGAACACCCAAAGGCGAACCTAGTCGGATGGAGAAAGACATCCAAGAATGGCAAGCCATTTCTATCGTTGCGCAGCGACTTGTTGAGAGAGCGCAGGAGCAGCGACAACTATCAAGCACCTGCGGGGCATCAGAATAACAAACAGTCTAACGACATGGATGATGAGATACCGTTTTAAGTTTCAAATGAGTGGAGAAAAACAATGGAAAAGCCAAAAGTAAAATATGATCTTACACTGGTCACACCAAAGATGGCCAGTGAGTTCCTAAAGCTCAACACAAAGAACAGAAAAATATCTGAGTCTTCAGTGTACCAATATGGAAAGGACATGGAGAGCGGTCACTTCAAATTTAACGGACATAGCGTATGCATATCAGACAAGGGTGTTCTTCTTGATGGTCAGCAACGATTAATGGCTAGTGTTCAAAGTAAGAAACCGTTTTGGACTATGCTCATTGAGGGTCTTGATGAAGATGTGATGGTTACAATAGACACTGGAAGGAGAAGAACCTTTGCTAATCAGCTTCAGATTAGAGAGTATCCTAACGCAAGTTTAGTTGCCGCAACTGTATCTCAGCTTGGCTTGATAGCGATTGGCTCACCAAAAAATGTAAGCCAGTTTACGATGTCAGACTTAGATAAAATACTGGATAAAAATAAAGATGTGTCTGATAGCGTTTCTTTTGCAAAGGGAACCTTCTATCACAACGCACTTCTTGCAGCGATACACTACATTGGAAATCAAACTGGCTATCAGGATGAAGCAGATGCATTCATCAAGACTTACAAAGATGGGCAGAAGAATTACGAGAACGATCCTATCGTCGCTATTAGGGAGCGGATACTGAGAGACAATGTTCGTATAAAGAAAATGACACTTGAGCATAGGCTAAGGTTGATCATGCTTTCTTGGAACAAATTCTGCAGAGGTGAAACTATTCAGGTAGCCAAGATACCAAGTGATAGTTTTCGTATCGAAGGATGGACACTCAAGCAGTGCGGTCTGGAGTAATCTATGCTCATTCCGAAACATAAGAACATTCGGGATGAGAAGTATCTGAATACTTTGCGGGGGACACCCTGCTTAGTGTGCAGACGTGGCGCAGAGGCTCATCACTTACAGCATGTTGGGGAACGTGGTGTAGGTATGAGGTCGGGAGATAACTGGGCTGTACCTCTGTGTCACGACTGCCATATGCAACTTCACCGATTTGGTGACGAGCGTACATGGTGGGATTTAGAAGGAGTTGATCCAATAGAGTGGGCCAAGAGAAACTGGGATAGATATAATGGCAAAGACACACCTAGTAGTTAAAAGAATTAAAGAGGGCAACGAAACAAAAGCATATCCCTTGTTTGAGGGAGCAAAACCTTTCGCAAGAACATATAGAGAAGGGTACTTGGATGCGTACAAAGAAATCACAGGAAGATATCCAAGTCTACAAGACGGTGGAAAGATTTCAGTTGTTGACATGCAGCCCATAAGGGAAGCAAAGACCAAGGCTCACAGGGCGCAAACAAGGCTTGACCATGAGCCATGCAGAAAATGTGGGGCAACTGTTGGCGAGAGGTGTAAGCACTCAAGATCGGAAGATAACAATGAGTAACATCAGAGATGCAGCTATGGGCTTTGAGGCCGTGAAGGTGTCCATGTCTCAGGACAGGAACGGCATCATATTACGCCTCAACGTACACCCCAATGACTGCCCACCAGAACTACACACTGACTGGGTAGGCACACGATACATGGTGGCTATGGTTAGATTGAACGATGAAGATCAACCAGAGACACGAGAAGAATATCAGCATATAGAAAGGCTGATTGCATCAGCAGGACTACTGTGCCGTAACCAAGAGTTTGGCGAGTACCTGCACGACTGTGGGTTAGTAGGGGATATTGACCCATTTAAAATAGAGAATGCGGCTGTAGAAGCCGTGCGAAAATACTGTGGCATCACATCGCGGTCAGAGTTTAGAGATAATCCTGATGCCCGAAGTAAGTTCGAGAAGCTACGTGAGGACTTTAGGCAATGGAAGAAAAGTTAATGGACATACATGGGGTAGCAGAGATGATGTCAATGCATCCCAAATCTATGCGTAAGATCATAAGAGAAGACAAGAGCTTCCCTAAAGAGATCGTCTTTAGTGAGCGCGTCAAGCGTTGGAAGTATTCAGAGATATTAGAGTGGATAGATAGCAAACATGAAACCGACATACGAGAATCAGGCTGACGCAGAAAACGAAAGACAACTTGCACTTCTGCTAGAGGAAAAGTGGAAGTGTAAGATGCAGCGTCAGATGAAGTACGCACAGTTTGACTACGTTGCATTGCGCGGTAAGAAGATACAGGCATTCGTTGAGATGCGGCATAGGAATGTGCCGTATGATCAATACCCAACCTGTTTCATATCACTAACCAAATTGCTCATGGCACAGAACCTAAAGAACGTGTGTGATGTACCTTGCCTGTTCGTGGTTCAGTGGTCAGACAGAACTGGTTACTGCAACCTTGATATGAAGTGCGAGGTTGAGTTCAGCGGTGAAGGGTGGAATCGTCGCAACGATCCATCCGACATTGAAGCCATAGGCTTGATACCAACTAACAGGTTTGTAATGATTAACTGAACAAAGCCCCGATGATACTGCTCGTCATTGGGCCGTAAGCCGTGAGTGCGTTGTGTTAGATTGGTCACTTAACCACGGCAGTCCAAGCCTGATAACCTTTTTGGGTGATTGGACAAGAGGGGGTTTGTATTTAGTCAATACATCAAAGCCCCCTCTTTTTAGTTCAATTGAACTTTATCGATAGTCCTTCATCATCATGTTGCCACGAGCGTATAGCATCTGCTTCTGCTCATCCAACCTATCCAGTAGCAACTGACGCTGACTATCAGGAAGGTTTACATTATCACGGATGGCGTTCTGCTGCCGTGATATTTTTTTGATGGCATTGTTGATGGCTTTGATGCGGGGCAGTAGTGCGATCTCTTCAGAGTACTTCTCTCTGGCTCTCATGAACCTTGCACGGTCACCTGCTTCTTGTGCTGCCTTGATTTCCTGACCTACGTTCAAGATGCGATCACGCTTCTCAACGAACAGACCAATGTTTTCACGTTCAGATACGCTGCCGATAACCTTACGAACGAACGGTATCTCTCGTGATAGGTCTTCACTAAACCCATCAGTGTAGATACGAGCAGGTGCTTCTGCTGTACGCTGTACGAACCGCCCGATACCACCAGTCAGATATTCAAACCAGTAGTCCATGATCTCTGGGTTCCAATCTACGAAGCCAGACATCTCGCTAGTGCCGCCTGTCAAGGAGTTCAAGTTATCAGTAACCCAACGTGCTGACGGGCTGACGCTGTTAAAGTAGCGTTGGCTATCAGGCGATTGATCCCCCGGATACTGCTGCTTATATATCGGCACTCCCGCGTAGTTTTCGTTGCGCATGATCTCAATGAATGGGTCAGCAACTGTAGGCGCAACAAAGTTTGCCATGTTCTCAGTGCCACCGATTGGGTTCAACGCATCAACCGCAGTCATGAAGATTGAGTTGGCACCCTCTGATGCAGAGTACTCACCGCGAAGTGTACGGTTAAACGCACGTCCCGCGTTGACCGCCATGTTTAGACCATACGGTAGAGGTATGGCTAGGTAAGAGCGTTCACCCATACCAAAGGTTGGAAGGATTAGGTTATGCTCAAGGATGTAGTCAGGTATCTTGTCGTAGATTTTGATCTCATCATCATCCTCTTCAGACAACATAGCGTTAAGAGCATCCTGCATGACACCAGCGACAATCAGTCCACCCCATAACTTTCGAACTTTTGGCGATCTTAGGAACGCATTGAAAAGTGCAAATGAACCTTGGATAGATGCATTGTAGAACAAGTAGTAAGAGTTCATGAGAGTTTTCATCTCACCACCCTTACCAAAATTCACGGTCACATTACGTGCAGCTTGTGCGGCTCTCTCGTTGGAGAACCCCTTGTCCTTCAGTCCCTTGTATACAGCAACACGTACAGCGTTCTCAGCCACAGTGTTATAGTCTTCTAAGAACTTGAGTAGTGACTTTGTCTTCTCGCCTACGAAGCTGTTCTTCATCTTGTTGAACTTGCCACGCACACCATCTTCAGCAATATCACCTAGCAAGTTACTGATGTTTGCCATCTGATCAGCGACACTGTTCATAGGGTTGGCAGAGTTCTGACCACCATCACGGACGAAGTCAGCATATATCTTTGCCCACTCACTATCTGTATCACCGTTGCGAATGGCTCTCTTGATGCCGCCAAATGCCTTTCCGTAATCCTTGGCGATGCTCTTCACCATGCCATCAGCATCAAACTGCTGCACGTTAATACCTGCTGTCTGAATATCGCGGACGATGTTGGTGATAAAGAACTCAGGGTTATATGAGGTGTTGATGTTTGATAGATATCTATTCAACTTACCCAAGGCACGGTTGATTGTATCCAGTGAGCTTGGGCCTGTTCCATCTACACCTTTCAGTGCATTAGCTAGGCGTACATCACTTAGCTCAACGAAGACATCCTTCCCATTTTCTTTTGCAACGAAGATATTCGGGTCTTGGCCTGCCATCATGTCAGGTATTTCTCTAACCTTTCCAGATGAATCCAAGACACGGCGTGTTGGCATGCGATCTAGAATGCGACCATATCCACGAGTTTTGTCTGGGTTTGCTCGAAGCAATCCAATGAATGCCTGACCAACCTTGTTGCGCTCACCACGAACCACAGAGTTCTGGTTCTGATTGATCACTGTTGCAAGAATATCTGTGGCATAGTCAAAGCGGCCCAGCGCACGACGATCTTCTCTGCCGCGCACACCAAACGGCGCACCGCCTGCAGGACGAGTGTAATCCATCTCATCTTCAAGCATGTCCACCTTGCCACGCAGTGGGACATAGGCATTGAAGTTCTTATCAGTGCGCATGTCGTCTGGGATTAAGCCATAGTTTCTGCGAGTTTCGTTTGTATTACCAACGATGCTGCGAACAGACTGCTGAACCTCACGCAATGCAGCGATGCTTGGGCCATCCAATGTGGCGACCCATCCTAAGATTGCATCTGCCTCTGCGTCAGACATACCTGAACCAGATGTATTGTCTGGGTCTCGTTGTCTGATGAATGCGTTACGTTCCTTAGCGTGTGTCGCATAGAGTACAGCGTCAACCACCGCGAGCTTCTTGCTTGGATAGCTATCAAGAGCCTTCTTAACGAAGCCATCCCCTGTCTCTGATGTTCTATCAGACAGAGCTTTTAGTTGATCGATCTTACCTTGAGCAATGTTAACGCCTTTAACTGCGTTCACTGCATCTTTGTAGATTGTATTCTCACGACTATCGATCTCTGCTCCAACACGACCATGATACAGTTCTTCCTGTAGATAAGCGTCGAACGCATCAGTGATAGTAGCCCCCGCCTTCTGCATTTCCTGATAAAAACGACCCACTGAAATCATATCGTCTTGGAAGTTGTTAATAATTTTGTCTGCTGCTCTTTGCGCTTTTTCTTCTGGCACAAAGAATTTCAAACCCTTTGCCAGGAAGTCAGAGGTTCTAGCATATTCTAAATCGTATTGCTTTTCGCCTATCTGTTCTGGAAGTCTGCTCATCAAGCGAGATTGACGAACAGGCGCAGTCTTACGTGCCTTCTTCTCTAGGATCGGGAAGAATGTCTTTACATAGAATACATCCTTAGCAGGTGCATTTGGTAGATCACGACCCGACTGCAATACAAGGCGCATGGGTGGCGCTTTGAACGCTAGGTTATTGCGCCACTCAAGAACGATACCACCCTGACTTGGATAAGAAATCACAGACTCTCCGTCGTCATATCCCTGATCTTGCCAGCGACGAAGGAGATCAAAGATGGCATTCTCTACACGTTTATACTTAGAGTTTTCTACAAGCTCTTTGTCATGGTTGCGTTGCTGAATATGGAAAAGACCCTGACCAACTTCCACACCATTCTCGTATGTTTTGTGAGAACCTCTAGGCAAAACTATAGGACGCAGCTTGCCCGTTGTGTCGTCCCTAAAGTACCCATAGACTGGATTAGGAGAGCCATCAGCCATGTTAACTGGTGCGCGTAATGGCATGAGTGCCTGAGCAGGGATGAGGCGAGAGAACCGTTGAGGTGGTAGCTCTGGATCAACTTCTGCTCCCGCAAGATCTGCTTCTGTTTGCTGTAGCTGTTCGGTTGTTAGCTGTTCCTGTGGGGCCATAGACCCATCAAGAAGTGTTAGCTCTCTTGGGGCGAAGAAGTTACCCTCTTCTGGGCCTCGTTGTATTCTATCAATTTGTCTACCAATTTCTGCATCTCTGTCGAGTTGAGATTTGACAGTATTGATTCTTCCTCGTTCTGCATCGGGGAGTGTGGCTTCGATTTTGTCATCGCTTACACCTTTGTTTTTAAGGATGGCTATTGCACCATCTGCATAATCATTGTCATCACCACGACCTTTGCGCACACCACCAGCTTCAAAGATGCGCTTCTCTGCGTACCACATGAGGGCTTGGAAGTCTGCGTTGGTTAGATCTACACCAATCTGGTTGCTTTGACGCAGTATTTCTCTAGCACGATTAGCAGCAGCCCTCATGGCTGAACGCTCACGGGCATTACGTGGATCTTCCTGAAGCTGAGGTTTTATTTTACCCGCTAAATTTTTAGCAGCTAATGCTAAGTCTGTGGATTTAGGACGTGCAGCTTTAGCAAGCTCCTTAACTTTTTCTGCGTCACGCCCAGTGACTGTGCCGTTTGATGTGACAAGAAAATTATATTGATCAGCAAGATCATCAAGCTTGTCATTGAATGCCTTGTTGTAGAAATTCTTGTCCCAAACTTTCTGTACCTCTGGGGCAATAAGTTCAATATCACTTTTCTCTATAGTAGTAATTCCCAAAGCTTCGACAGTATCCACCAAAAGCTTTTGATCCATCTCTGTCAGACTATCTGGATTTGATATTAGGTTCCAAAGCTTTTCTTTGTTTTCTTGTACAAGCTCTTCACGATAATCAACAATCGGGTTGCCAGTAATACGATTAACAAAGCGCATCCACCAGCGATCCATTGTTAGCGGATCAAAGTTGCCACGAAGGTTTTGATAGAAACCATTTCCAATCTTAGGTCCAATTACATAGGCAACGCCAACGATCTCATCAGCAAGTTCTTTACCATCGATACTAAAAGGTAGATCTTTAATTCTATCAACGCCGAAGACAGACATCATTAAGTTGCCTAGATCACCCTTGCGCATCTGCCTTGTGAGAAGCTCATTGATTTGATTTGAGTCATACCCACGATCAGTGAGCATGTTCCAAAACTCCCATGCCTTAATCATGGATTTGCCTTGCGCCCCAGAAGCTGAGAGCGGGAACTTACCGTCTTGGTTGTTTTTCCATGCGTCATACTGGCGAGATGCCAGTAGGTAGTTGTCAATTACAGACAAGCCGTTTGAGGTAACTGCTGTTGCATAGTCAAATGCATGCTCAGACGCTGGATCATACATTGAATTCTCTGTGCCATCAGGACGCAGTGGTGATACCTCTGGGTACACAGGGAACAGAATTTGTTTTGCCAGCTTCAGCTTGGCATCATACCAACCAATCGCATCGCTACTGGACAGAAGCGCAGCCTCTGCTTCTGCAGCCATGATGCGAGCGACCTCTTCGCGGTCTTGCTCTGAGTTGACGATGTCATATGTACGTGCGCCGCGAAGCTCAAGAAGCTTGTTGGCAAAGCTTACAAGGGTTTCAGAACCCTGCTTGTTTTTAAACTTGGGTTGTCCAGTGTTCGGGTCCAAATAATCCAGAACACTAGCAGCACGTTGCTCAGGAGAGAGGGGTAAGGTTAGACGTGATTGTCTAAAGCCCTCTACTCCTCTAGTAAGCTGTTTTCTTTGGCTGGTGTTACGGTTATTCCTTGCTTCCGCAAAGCGGCGACCAACCTCTGCAAGGTTTCTTTGGTATCCGATTGCGGTGTCACCTCTGTAAGCACCACTCTCTTGGAGTTGTCTGATTCCTTCATTGGTCCTGATCTCCTCAAAGTTATTCAGATCAAAGATTGCCAGTTGATCTGCAGCCTCAGCGATGTACAGCGCCTCTTCTGCAGTTGGCAGTATCAAAGTGTTGTCTAAGAAATATTGCTGAGAGTCTGTGTCGAACCAACCACCAAGGTAAACTGGCTTATTGACAGCCCTCGAAATATCCTTATTATCCTCAATATAACCTAATAGTACCTCCTCTGGCAAGGTCTCTCCGACAATTATTTCGGCTTCTTTGAGGGGGGCGACAACGAAACCACCAGACGCAGGTTCCATAGAGACAGGATCAATAGTAAATCCATCAGGATTATTTCTGATAAAGTCTTGTAAACCTGATACACTAGGGGAGCGAGATAGCCTTGAGAACTTAACTTGCTGTTCAACAGGCAAATCTGTAACATAGTCATCGGAGGTAGATAAGATGGCAGAACCTTTTGCACTCATAGAAGATGGCTCTTCACGGGCGCTTATATTCAAGGCTGATGGATCTACATCAGTGCGTACTTCTGAAGGCGTTGTAATGCCAGCCTCTGCCGTTGCGGCAGAAGAGATCCCAACACCAGATGATCTACGTGCATTCCGCGCAGCCTCAAGCAGTGAACTCTCTGCTCTTCTCCAAGATGCTTCTGCATCCTGACGTGTAGTGTTCATTCGATCTAGCGCAGCTTGGAAAGCCTCATCATAGTTTCTATAACTACGAGCGATGGCAGCAAAGTAAGCATCACGCTGCGCTGACAATTCCTCTTGTGTCTTGTTGCGCCATTCCTCAAAGATCAAATGACCACGAGCTTTCTTTTCAACTTCAAGCTCTCTCAGCGGCAGATACCATTCGACAAGCTGCCCATTCGGCATGCGTAAATCAAACGCAATAATACGCCAGCCCCATTCCTTTGGCTCAAACAACTTGTTGGTGTCTATCTTGACCAGAGATATCCCATCAGCAAGTAACTCATTGAAAATTGCAGGAACCGCACGGAAGTCATCAATCACTGTCTTAAAGCGATAACTATCACGGATGTGGGAAACATCATGCCAAGGTTTCTTAGCCAGTATTGATGGGCGACGAGCTTTCTGCGTAACCTTTGACAGGTCTTTGGCGTTGTCGCCTGACTTAGTGCCGTACCTTTCATCAATCCGTCTGATCAATTGCTTGACCAGTGGGCGGTTCTGATTTGTCATGCGCTGTATTTCAGCGCGGATTTGATCATTCGGTGCCGCAACATTCAATGGCATTCTAATGTTTTGTTCGGGTGTTGTTTCTTCTTCTGTTGCCGCTAGTCGTGACTGACGCGAAGACGCTGGTTCTGTCTGTTCTTGTGCAGCAATACCACGTTCACGCTGCCCAATATTTCCAACAACAATATCATCGAAGATGGATTGCACATCCGTAAAGCCATTAGCTTTCGCGCCGCCAATAATAGCTTTGAAGAAGTTTTTAATCTTATTAAACAAGCTTACTGGCTTGCCCTTCATACTCAATCGACCAGCGTTATAATCACGGAACATTTCTGCAACGGCTTCTTCAGCCTGTATTTCTGGGT